ACAAGGCTGTTACCTTCTTTCTTGAGCAACCCTTTAGCTTCGAACAGGTCGACTAATCCACTATATGGACTCATACCTGTTTCATAAGGAATCTCAACCTGTACACTTTCAAACGGCTTTGCATAACGAGTTTTCATAATCTTACAGGCTGCACGAATACCTTGTACAGTTGTAGTCTTATTGCCGTCTGCATCAAGTTTCAATTTTAATTTACGCATAGCAACTACAATAGAGCTTGCATAGATAAAGCCTTGTCCGCCGGAGATCTTATCATCTGGATCAAACATGTCTTGACTTGCGTATGTGTGATTTGTACATACCATACCAATATTATAAGCGCCAAACATATTAACGCAATTACGAACAAGTGCTGTTAATGCCTTAGGCTTACGGCCCATATCACCTTTCATGTCACCTGCTTGGAATTGATTAACGTCTGTAGGAGTTAACAACATGCCTAGTGAATCGATGACAAACAATATTTTTGGACGATCTGCCTCATCCATTGTTTTGTATTCTGCGATAAACTCTGTAATGGTCTTTGCAACATCGTCAATCATTGCCATGTTAAGTTTTAACAACTTATCTGGACTTGTATCAACTCCAAGTGCGTGTAACCATTTTTCGTCAAGCGCATTTTCTGTATCAATTAAGATAGGATAAATGCCGGCTTTCTGTGCGTTTGCTACAAGATTACCTGAACAGATAAAACTTTTGCCGGCGCCACTTTCGCCTGCAAACACAGTAACCTTACCTAACGGAATGCCTCGATCGAAGTATCCGCTGATAAGATAGTTTAATGCGTAGTTGTTTGTACTAACCCAATCTGTTGGGTCGTTAAAGCCAATACTTAAACCATCAATAGATTTAGTGATTGACTTTCTAAATTTAGAAATATCAAATGCTTTTGCCATATTATTTTGCCCTGTTGAGAAATAGAGTGCAAGTTTCCCTGCACTCTATGTTTAGTCTAATTACTTCTGACGATTGCGAATCATGGCAAGAATATCTTGCGCACGACTAGCACCTTCATTGCTTGCTGCTTGAGCTTCTGCTTTGGGAGCAGGAGTAGCAGTAGGTACATGATCGTCATCTGCTTCATCTGCAGGAGCACTAGTAGGTACACTGGCTTTTGGTGTATATGGCTTATTAGGATCACCTGTTACTTGGCCCATACCTGCTGGCTTGAAGTATTGACCCCAACGATCCATGTCATATGCTTCGCCGTCAACTGACGCTTCAAACATTTCCTTCATAACCTTCAACTCGATGTCTGTGGGTTTCTTAGGAAGAAAATCACTAAGATTAAACAACTGATTAGTTTCAATAGCTGCTGCTTCGATCTCAGTTAATGAACGCTCACGACGGCTCCACTTTGATGTAGAGTAGTCAGCAAAGCCACCTTTTGATGTCTTAGCAATACGGAAGTCAACACCCTTAAGGTAGTCAGTTGGCAATTCTTCCAACTCTGGATCCATCAATGCTGAACGGATAATTTGATAAATCTGAGGGCCAATAATAAATCTACGAATTGGATTCTCAGGAGTTTTTTCCTCTTTAAGAGGATCTTCAACAATGAATCCTTGGAAAATATAACTACGCTTTTTCCAGTACTTACGACCCATTTCTTCTAGACTTTTGTCTTTGAACCAACCACGCACTTCTGAAAGGATTGGACAAACTGTACCATCGTTATACATTTCAACGCAAGGTACTTGCACTTGAACTGGACGACTGTCTGTTTCACCTTTGATGCCTGCGAACGGCAATTTGATCATTGCACGTTCTACCCAGAAAAACGTATTGGCTGAATTGCCATCGGGTAGCAAACGGATAACCGCTTCCTTGCCTTCTTGCATGTTCCAATGTGGGTAAATTGCGTTGTCTCCACCGCCGGTGGATTGTCCTGTGGACTTTGATTGTGCTTCTTGAAGTTTAGCACGGATTTCTGCGAGAGTTGCCATTTTAAATGCCTCCTATGTTATGCCTAAAATGTTTTATATGCCTTATGCACATATGTTATTATGCGCTTTTTATTTAGCAAGGTCAATGATTATCTGCTATTTTTTTGATTTTATTTTACCAAAAGAAAAGTGGGTTATGCCCACTTTCCTCTGTACTTTGCTAATGCAATCTGTCTAGCTAACCATAATCTAAACTTCACATAGTCTGATAAGTCATCTTCAATTACCTTACCAAAGTCACGAGCCTTTAGATTACGACCAAATGTGACTTCATCATCTAAGATGAAGTCACTATCGTCTAACCCAAAATTACTTCGCTGGAGTAGCGGCTTTTGCGTCTGCTTTAGCTGGCTCTTTCTTAGCAGGTTCGCTTTTTACAGGCTTCTTTTCGTCCTTCTTAACTTCGGCCTTAGCAGGTGCTGAAGCAGGAGTAGCTGGAGCGGCTGGCGCTTGAGCAAATGCAGTTGCGGCAAACATTGTTGCGATTAAAGTTACGATTGATTTCATTTTAAAGTTTCCTTTAGGTTAATGTAAGAATTTCTATCCCTACATATATATAACGCGGTAGCCTACAAGTTAGTTGACAATCAATTTATCCAAAAGAAAAGGACTCCGAAGAGTCCTTTTATGTAGCATTACTTCTTACATGCCTGACAATTGTCTAATACGAGCTAATTCTGGATTCTCTGCGAGTTCTGGTGCTTGTTGTTGTGGTGCCATTCTTTCTACCATTCTACGAGCAACGTGTTCTGCCTGTTCGCCAAACTTCTTACCTACCATTGTGCAAACGCCTTCTGGGCCTTTAGGGAATGTGCCTGAATTGCGATCATAGAAACTATGAATAAATTCTGCAAGTTCATTAACATCCATTCTGTTAGGTTCTTCTTCGTCGTGTTCTTCTGATTCTTGTGGGACTTCTTCGGGTGCCTGTTCATAGTCGCCAAAGTCAATTTCATTAACGACTGCGGATGCGTTTTGTTCTAGCCATTCATGCACTAGACCGCGAACGTCCATTTCTGGATCTTGCTTTGCTTGTTCTTTAATAGCTTTAAATAATTGTGGATCTTCAATAATGCCTTTTAGGCCTTCGATAGCATTTGTTCCATCTACTCCAGCTGGAAAAGCTTCACTTACTAATTCTTGTAAATTTTGTATTGCTGTTTGTTGTTCTGCTTGGTCTGGACTAGTAATAGCACTGTCTTCACCTAGCCCCATTACCCATGACTCAAAAGTTGAAAATTCATCCATTGATTCTTCAACATCAATTTCAGCCTCGTCATCGTTGGTTGATTCTTTTGTCATTGCGACTATGTCGTCATAGCCTATTGTATTTTCTTCTTGCATTAATCTGTATAATACTGGGAATACAGATTTGATATCTTCTTTGAAGTTTTTAACCGTAAACTTTTCTGTAAAATCTTCTACTACTTCTTGAGGTACTTCCATTGGACTTTGTGCCTGGAATGATTCTCTGTATGCCTCGTAATGACCTTGCTTTGCTAATTTTGCAACCTGTTCTCTAAGACTGTTTAATGCTAGTCCGCTGCGTTCAACGATGCCATTTGTGTCATCGTTCATTAAGTCGTTTCGAACAACGTAATTGCTAAAACTTTTTAATTGAGCAATTTCTTCGCTCATACCGACAATGCTTTTACCGATGTCGTCATACGGTACTCCGCCATTTGCAACATGTCGTTGCATAGCTCGAGCACCTGCTAAGTGGATGAAAGGATACTTAAATCTTTCTCCGTCAGCATTTTCAACAAACAGGCCGGAAATGTTTCTGCTTCTTGCACCCGGTGCCATATCGTCTGCTAATGCTTGACTATGTTTGATAATCAATCTAGTATTTTCTAATTTTTGGTAGCTTACGTTTCTAGTACCGTACATGCTGCTTTCTGCCATAATGCTTTCTCCGACTGGTGTAGTAGTTTGTTTCTGCGATAGAAACTTATAATCTCTTTTGTCTAGGTTATCTTTAGCAATATCTCTAGTATCAAATGCCATTAATCTGCGTTTTGCAAATTGACGTAATTCTTTTAAAAATCCGTACCATCCGTCACGTTGCTGTTCATCCATTGATTCAGTAATGCCTGTGCTGTAGTACACTTTCATTGAGTTCATTTCAGCTAAACTTACACTGATATGCCCGATGGCATTTTCGCCTTCTGTATAGTCAAAATCAAAGAATCTTGCCTGTGCAGGGTCGATGGTGATTGCTCCCGCTTCGTCACCTAGCTTTAGCCCAGTGAAGCGACTGCGTATTTTAAAGAATAAATCTTGTGCGATGTTGTTTCTTGGATCCATAGTGTATTTATCAAATGATTCCACTTACAAAGATCGGCATGGGCATCTGATCTTCAGTGATTTTTTCAGTCATTTTCTCGTAGATTTTAGGATCCCAATCTGCTAGTATCCCTGCCATCCTTATGATCAATAACAGTGACGAAACAAGGTCGTCGTGTTCTCCGGTCTTAGCACCGTATCCTACACCGTGTGCTACAAACGTCTTAAGTTCTGAAATTAACGGTTTACTTTTAATACTCATTTGCTTAGTTTCAATCAAATGCTTGAGTTGACTACAACCGGTAATTTTAGATTTGTGCGTGGTATTAAATCCTTTGCGGAATTTACGTACATGTCCTTTACGTATAGGTTCGCTTAGGAACAATCCAGGTATATTATCTTCTCCTAGATTAGAAATGCATATAAGGGCAGCTTCACCAACTGTATTATTCTCTGTAGAATAATATATCTGAGGAATGCCGCCACGCTCTTCTCCGCGATCATGGATGTATTTGCATATATCTCTTAGATGTTTAATTTGACTTTGAATAGGAGTTAAATTATGACGCCATTCAGCTACCTGATCCATAGAGGGCATTTCAAATACCTGTATTGCACCGTAGTCTCCGCCAGTTCCTAGACTAGGATCAAGCGATACTAGGTATGTTGCATTAGGATTAATGTCTTTATACCAACGTGTCTGACCCATAGACATAATAGGTTCTTCACCTTTCATGTCTGCAAGTTTAACAGCGTTAATTAGGGTTTCATCAAAGATTAAGAATTCGCAATCAAATTCACGTCGAAAACGTTCTGCTCCAATTTTGCTACGTTCTACTTCTGCCCACTTCTCATCACGATCGGGATGTTCGTTCCAGTGCGCAAAGAAACTGTGAAAGCCGTTTAATCCCAATTCTTGCTCATTACCGTATTCGTCAAACTTTTTATTAGCTTCTGTCCAGATTAGAGCAAACTGATCTTCGTCACTGTTAGGTGTTGATGTAATAATACACTTACCGCCGGTTGATAATGTTGGCGATAGT